TCAGCTGATTGACCTGAGAAACAGGGGGGTGGATTGCCCGAAAGTCCCGATCTGCCGCACCCAAAGCGATGACGGCCCGAATTCGGTGAGCAGAGCTGCCCTTTCAGGCAACGATAGGAGGAATCGGGGGCTGTCGAGCGACCAGGTCGCAAACGGCATTTCGCACGGTCCGTAACCGACCGTGTAGCTTTGTCGTTCCTCGACAAGAGGAACCTCGCTTGCTTCGGGCCAAAGCCATTGGCCGCGTGCTCTGCGGGTCCAACACAATTCCCACGTGTCGTCGACGTCTATGCTGAGGCGCGGTGCGACTGGCATCAGTGGACGCCGCGAGAGGCCGATGTTGCGCAGGCTGGCAAACACGGCATCGGGGTCGCCTCGGCCAATCGCAGCAAGACGTGTGCCTTGCGCGGGAGGAACTTGAGCCGGATCGATGGCGGTGAGCCGCTCATCAAGCAGCACAGCGGCCTCTCCTGCGGAATGACCTATCGAGGCGGCATCTTCGGTGCCTGCCCTGCCTCGCAACAGACCGCTCAGGGTCCATCGTCTCGGGCCGTCCGCACTGGCCTTCATGAATTGAAGCACCTCACCGCCCAAGAGCAGCCTGTTGGCGCCCATTGCGAGGCCGGTGACATCGGTGCTCGCGAAGGCAAGGTCGTCGGCCGGAAGATCGATCTCAAGCCTCGCATCGGGTTGCAGCAACAGTGAGGATGCACCAGCCAAAGGCTCTGCCAGGTGCCCTGCAACCGCGCGCGCAGCCCTGGTCGAGCCGATACTGGACAGAGACCCGGCGCGCTCGACGAAAAGTGCGGCGCCGCGCCATCCGGCGCCTTCGGAAGTTGCTGCAGCAAACAGCGTGGCCGCATTCGGATTGACCGAATCTTCAGCGGGAAGTTCCGTGAATTCAAGCAAGGTAGGCGTCGCCTCGAGATCGTCTGGAGCATTCGCCGTCCCGGAATCCGTAGCCGCCACCGCGCCCAGTTCGGGAGCAAGGCGCTCAAGCCCCAGCTCTATTCCCTGATCGAACCATTCCCAGCTTTTGACGAGCCATCGCCCATTGGTTCCTGGAAGTCTGACAACGCTTCCGGCACCGATTTGCGGATCCAGTTCTCCCACACGCCAGACCACCTGCTCGCCTTTCCATCGCGCACGGTGAGCGTTCGAATTTGCGAGCTGACGCGCGCCCTGCGCGGTCATGGTAGCAGGTAAATCCACCATCGCTTCGCGCCCCTCGGGACGCTGGCCCAAAGCGCGTTGCACGCCGGGCTGGTAGTCGCGCTGTTCGTCATAATATCGCAGCGCGAGCGGCTCGGTTCCGAGCCCGCTCCCTCTCCGTTTATGGCGCTCTTCGACGTTGTCTGAACCTCTCGTCGAAAGCTGCGGCGGCAAGGTTTTTATGGGCGCGATGGAAGCGGTGTAGGGCGCAATTTCAAGACCACGGGAGGTGGCAATGCATTTGATCGGGAAGACCCGGTCGATTGCGCCCAGCGACGATCCGATCGCGCCGCCTTCGTCCGAAAAGCCGCGCGCGTTCTGGAGTTGCAGATCGCCAGCCGAAGCGGCGGCCGCCGGTACGAGCTGGCCTAACGATACGCTTGCGTCTTCCTGCGCAAACACTTCGAAATTCAGTGCGGGAATGCGGTTGCCGAAATCGCCCAGCTGAAGGTTCTCGAAAACTACGTAGGCGCAGTCTCGAAAGGCTGGGGTGGGGCCAGAGCGATCCGCAGCAATCAGGGGATCGACCGCGTGATCGCCCGTTCCCGGATAGAACCGCATCGCCCCTTCGACTTTGAGGTCGCCGTTTGCACCTCGCAAGAGATTGCCGTCAGCCCATATCCGCCCGATCCGATCGAGCGGCGTGCTGGAAAGGGCCACCGCGAAGGACGCCGAATAGGAATATGTCGTCGTGGACGGACGCCCTTTTCCGCCGCCTTCCCTGTTCTTGCTTTCGATGAGCTCGGTTGACCAGATAACCGTTCCCGCCACCCGCATCCTGCCGAAATTGCGCGGTATCGGCTGGCCGTAGCTGGAAGTCGTGACGGTGAGTTCTTTCAGGCGAGGACCTTCGCGACCGCCTGGTCGAAAGATCGCCTGGTCGACTTGTTGACCGATGAGGGCACCAATTGCCCCGCCGATCGGACCGCCGACGGCAGTGCCTATGGTGGTGAGGACTAAAGTTGCCATCAGGCTCTCCCGTTGGGGTCAGGGTTGAAGTCGCCAATGGGCGATGGGCATGTTCGGAAAGACAATTGTTTCGCGGACCACGCGGCGCAGGCCTGCATGGGCGTGAATGGCGGTCACCGGGTGCTCGGCGATGAGCAGATGTTGCTGTCCCGGCGCGGCTTTGATGAGGAGAACATCGCCGCGCACCACGGGCCCCGACACGCGGCAAAGCCCTGAATATTCGGCAAAATCGAACCACCTCGATGGATCGGTGTTGCGCAATCGATACCCCTCGGGAGGGGTGGACCGTCGTCCTGTTTTCACCAGACTCGCGTGCACCAATCCAACGCAATCAAGCCCTGTGCGTGGATCGCGACCATGCAGCCGGAAAGGGGTTCCGATGAAGTGAGCGGCTGCTTCCGCAAGGCACCGAGTGCTACCGCAATCCCCCGTCACGAAGCGCCCTGCCCGTATCGGGCCAACAGGTCATTGCCGGGCAAAAAGGGCTCTCCGCGGAAATTGACCGCGTTGTCGAACCTGGACGCACAGGTGCCTAGCGTGTGGTCGCAGCCCATGCGGAGCTCGGCGGGTACGCCGGCCTCAATTCCTTCGATCAGTGGACGGTCGAGGACAAGCCAACTGCCTGCCGAGTCCAGAATGCCGAACGGGATGCCGGTCTGCGGACCGTCGAGAAATCGCAATTGGCCGTCCACGAAATCGTCCGGCTGAACGCCCGCAAACTGGACGCGGTTGAGTTCCAAATCGATCGCGGCGAGCGTCACTCTGCTGGTGACAGCGATGGCCGACAGTCCGCAGCCTCTACCGCAGAAGTTTGCGCGGCACGTAGGGCTCGTGCGCGGTACGAGGTCTTGCTCAAGCACTTGTTTGGCGGAGGAGAGTTCCCCGGTGAAGTTGAGGCCGTTGTCTTCGATCTGTCCCAGAGTGCCCGAATAAAGCACCTGGTGTTCCAGCGTCTCCCAATCGACGACACCGATCTCGATCGCGGCGCCGTCGAATAGGCTGGCTGCCAGATCGTCTTCCCGAATGGAGCCGTGGCTGAGTGCGCCTTCCACCCCGGCGCTGTCTTCGCTGAGGTCGGATGTCATCCGGATTGCTGCGGGCGCCATTCCGGGCGCGGCACGGTGATTGATACCGCCGAAGGCCAGATCGCGATCATGGCTTGTGAAGCCCAGCGCGATCCCGTCTGTGCGGAACACGCGCCAGAATGTCGCTGCCGCATCGAGCTCGCGGTCGAAAAACACCCGCATCACACTTCCTCGCGCAGTTCGATCAGCGGTATGCTTGGCGCTTCACCCGCCTCGAAGTTGACGCAAGAGATGTCGATGCGGTCTTCGGCAAAGCGCACCGGGACATCGAACAGGAACCCGGCCCGAACTTCTGCGCCAACTGGCGGTGCCACCGAGAATGACAGCAGGCCCTTCTCTCCCAGGGTCCAGTCGAAGCTCGGCGCGCCGTCGACACTGACGAGCAATGTTTCGGCGCGCGGACGCGTGATGACGCGGACCTGAGGATCGCTTGAGGAACCGTAGGTTTTGATCAGCCGGAAATCTGCGGTCAGGCCGTCGCCGGTTGCCAGAATCTGGTCGAGCATGGTCGGACTGCCTGTCATGCCGTTGGAGCTATGATCAAACGGGTCGCTGATGCGAAAGCCCTTGGCCGCGCCGCGTCTTGCGCGGAAAAAAGCGATCAGCTGCGAAAGCTCGCCTTCGGAACGGATGCCGGGTCCGACATCGAAATGGACACGCGCATCGGACCACAGCGCGTTGCGCTGCTCGTGCCCCGAAGCGGTGACGGAAATCGAAGTCGAGAATTCGGGTGCCACGGCGGTGCTGCGACCGAGCGGGAAGGGATAAAGGACGTCGTCGAAGGCTTCCATGGGATCCTCTATCGTTGTTGGAAGGCGCGTGTAGCCATCGCGATTGACCTGCGGCAGCGCCCAGACATAGCGGCGCGGCACGGAGCGCGAGATGGCTTCGTCGATGCCCGCATCGATGCGGGCCCAGAACAGTTCGGCATCGGCAGGATCGAGCACGAAGCCTGCAAGATAGTCTTGCGATGCGAGCGGATATTGCAGGCGCGCATCGACGAATGCGTAGGCGGCCCGTCGCAGCGCCTCGGCTCCGCCTGTCAGCCAGTCATAATCTTCGAGCTGGAGCCGGTCGAAAGCCGGGTGTGCCCAACCTATCGGCAGGTTCGCGCGGTAGAGCTCGGGCATCTGCGGATCGAGCACCGTCGGCGTGAAGGCGAGCAGCAAGACCTCGGCGGTGGTGACGGCTGCGGCACGGATGTCGGCGGTGAGGTTTGCGGTCGATTGCGCCAACAGTGCCCCCGCTTCATCGAGCAAGGCGATTTCTTCGGACGAAAGCGGCTGGCGCATGTCGGCAATTTCGGGCGGTGCACCGCCGAAGGCAGAGATTGCGGCTTCGTCATAGAGACAAATTTCGCCTTGCGCGGTGGTCCACCACCAGGGCTCGCCGATTTGCATACGCACCGGCTGTCCCGCGCCTTCGAGCAAGCCGACGAAGGCAGACGCGCAGTTGCTCAGCCACGCCATGGCGTCAGTGTTCGCAGGCGACAGCAGCGTCGATGGCGGAACCCAGCCTGTAAGCGCCTGCGCACCGCTGACGGTGCGCTGCTTCCAGCTTTCGGGGCAATAGGCGTCGAACAATTCGTAGGAGATCGAGGCAATCACTTCGAGATCGTTGGCGGCGGCAAGTGCGAAGAGATTGTCGTGCCATTCGATGGCCGGCCGGCACAGTTCGCCCGCCTGCACCGCCAACAGCGCGCCATTCTGCAACGAGAGCCGCATGAAGTGGCTCATGCCGACGTAGTGGACGATATCCTCACGATAGCCGAGCCCGACAATGCTTCGCAGCAGACGTGCAGGGGTCTGGTTGTAGCCGTCATCATAGGCGGTTGCGAGACGCTCGCCGTGGACGGGTAGACGCACATCGCCGATTTCGAGCATCCCATTGCGCCCGTCGGCAAGGATGTTGGACATCGTGACCTGACCGTTGAAGCGCTGTGCGAGCGGCGCGGTGCTTCCCGGTACGAACCCGGGGGCGACCAGCGAGATGAACATGCGGTCGATGTCAGCAGGATGCACCGGTGTGCCCGGCAGAGTGAAGCCGCTTTCGAGCGCCGAAAAGGGCAGTTCGATAAAGGCATCTGTGGGAGAGCCGGTGGCATAGTTCCACAGCCTCACAAACCACGTTTGTGCGTTTCCGCTCGCATCGCGGCCTTCGATCGTCAGCGTCGGTCCGTTGATCGCATCAAGCGCCACAACCCCTTGCGATTGCCAGCGAAAGCTCAGCGTGGTGTTCGAGTAATCGCGGTTGGTTTCATAGGCGAGCAGCGGGTGGTCGAGGCTGTCCACGCTGTCCCATATCAGACCGACCAGTTCCCCTTCATGGTGCAACTCGACATCGATCTGGATCGAATTGGCGCTCTTGGTGATGACTGAGGCCATCGCCGGACGCGGAAAATTGACCGTCCAGAAGCGCGGATCGAAGCGCTGGATAAAGCTGGTCTGTTGCCCGCGGCGTTCGCTGGCGAGGTAATAGGCCATGTTCGGTGTGTCCTCAGCTTTGCTGGAGTGCACGGCGGACCGCGCTGGCGACCTGGCGCGAGGATCGCTGCATGGCGGTCGGCGCAGACGTTCCGCGCGGCGCGGCGAGCTGGATCGAAACGCGCACGTCTCGTCCCGATACGTTCGGTCCGGCATTCGGTGTGATTTGACCGGCGCTGGTCGGCACGAAGAGTTCGGGACCGCGCTCGCCCACCAGATATCCGCGCCCCGGTGAGACTGGCCCACCCGTTGCGCGCCCGGGCAGGCCGAGCAGCGCGCCGAAGGCCTGGCCGAGCAGGCCGCCCGACCCTCCTCCGCCCAGAAGTTCCGAGAAACCGGAATTCAAGGCGCGAGCCGCGATGGCATCAAGCGCGCGGAAGGCCACCCGTTTGAGATCGTCGAAGCCCAGTGCACCGCGCCGCAAGGCCGAGGCGAGCCCGCGTTCAAGCACTGCGCCCGCGCGATCGAAGCCGTCGATCAACGAAGTATCGAGCGCGCCGCGCATGCTCTCCAAATCGGCGGTGAAACCGTCGGTTGTCGCCCGCACATCGATTACGAGCTGTTCGAAATTGTCATCCATATTTGTCGCGCTCCAACATCTGGGCGATCAGGTCCCGACTGGGGGCAGAGGTCTTTCCGGGGTCGGCCGGATCGCGGATCGCTGCGATCAGTTCGGCTGGCGTTGCCTGCCAGAGCTCTGCCGGGCGCCAGCCCAGCATCCTCGAGGCCAAGCTGCACCACACCGCGATGCCCGCTCCGAAAGAGGGCTTTGCCTCCTTGCTCACGTCTGGCCTTGCAGCACCTGGGCAAGGATGGTCCGCACCGGCTTGATCGCTTCGACCAGCCCGCACTCAAGGACGGCTTTGCCGACGTCTTCACGCGAGGGGCGCGGGCCGGGTTCGATACAGTGCCAAAGCAGCGCAGTGATTTCGCTGACCGTGATCGCCCCTTCGGAGGCACGTTCGACCAAAGCGAACAGCGATCCGATCTCTTCTTCGGCGGCGACGAGATTTTCGAAGCTGGGGCGCAGCAAGCAGGTCTGCCCGTCAATGCCGAACTCCGCCTCGCCGCGCATCGCGTTTGCGCTCCGCGTCATGCGGGCAGGACCGGGCCGGAGCTTTCGAGCTGCAGCGTGTAATTGCGCTCGCCGTTGAAATCGCCGGCATAGTCGAGCCGCTGCACGAGGAAGCGCCCGCGCAGTTTTTCGCCATCTTCAAAGGACAATTCATAGTCGTCGAGCGTTCCGGCGAGGGCGTGGGCGCGCACCGCGCTCTCCGCCGCGCTGCCGAGGAAAATTCCAGCGGCGCTGACCGATACCGAGCGCGTTCCCGCACCCGAAAGCAGGTCCCGCCAGCCGCCCGACTGTTTATGCGTGATGGCGACAGGGTCACCGTTGATCGAAAGCTGCGTGGTCCTGAGACCGGCAACCGTATCGTAGGCGGGCGGGGCACCGCCGTCGCCGATCTTGAGCAGGAAAGCGGACCCATTTTGTGCGGGCATAGCGTGTCTCCGATTGTGGGTTTGTCAGTTTTGCGGGGCGAAAATGCGGAAGCGGAATTCGAGCAGTGCGCCGCGAAGATTGCCCGCGCGCTCCTCGCTGCGGGCGCGCAGGAAACGGATCGAGGCGATTTCGAAGCCACTCTGAAATGGCGGCAGATCGAGCACGCGCTGCTCGATTGCGCTCACTAACGGCCCGTCCGCGTCCGGTTCGTCGGCGCGGCTTTCGAGTTCGAGCGCGATACGCACCTCGCGGCCCGGGCGGTCCTTCGTGCCCCAGTCGGTCGATGCGCTGGCAGCGATGCCGAGCCACGGCGCGCTTGCGGAAACGGGCGATTCTTCTTCGACCGCGTTCAGTGTCGCCAGTGCCGGGTCGGTGCGGAGCCAGTCGATCAGCTCGGCGCGGAGATAATTTTCCATCGTCTCAATCCCATTCAAGGTCAGGCCAAAGCGCGCGCGCCGAGTGCCAGTTGATCCGTGCGGATTGGCGCGTGCGGGCTAGGGCTTCGCCGTGCGCTGCAGCCAGACGCGCGGCGCTTGCGCGCAGGCGCTGGATCGTGGTTTCGCTGTCCGAGGTTGCCGAGATCACGTCAGCCGCACCGTCCGCCATGGTCGCCACAGCGCGGCAACGCTCGCCGGAGGTGCAAGGTCGGATTTGGTCCCGCCCGTCCGGTCCCGGTCGCGGTAGAAATAGGCGGCGAGCCGGATGAGCCCCTGCTTGAGCGCGGCCGGAACATCGTCCCATGTCCCCGCAATGCCTGCCCGCACGCGCACCGCGACACCTTGTCCGTCGAGCGCGCGGTCGAGCCGGAAATTCGCACCGCCATTGCTTTCCAGTTCCAGCTCGAAATCGGCCGGGTCGATCGCCGTGCGCGAACCGTCCTGCGTCACGAGTTCCGCCGTCACGATCGAGGTGGCGATGGGGCGCGTGACCAGCGGGTAGCGTCCGGGCTGCACGGGAAGCCGCTCCTCGAGCAACTGCCACAAGGGCACCTGACCGATGAAGGCCTCGCACATGGCGAGGCTCGCTTGAAGCAGATCGACGAGCAGCTCGTCTTCATTGGGCCGGGTAATCCCCAGCCAGCTCTTGAGCTCGGCAAGCGCGGCTCCGCTTACGTCGGCCGGCTCAACGATTGTGCGCCGCATCGGGGGTCTCCCATTGTCAAAGGTCAAAAAGGGTGCACCCGCGCCGCAGCAGCGATGCGACTGCGCTATCGCGGCGGCGCGGGTGCGAGTGTCCGGCAAGGGAGGAAGGGGGCTCTACCTTGCCGGAGGGAGGGCTATCAGGCCTCGATCTTGAGCAGCTTGATCGCGTTCGAATCGAGCACCTGCCCGCCCACGCGCTTGGTGGCGTAGAAGTGGACGAAGGGCTTGTTCGAGAACGGATCGCGCAGGATCTTGGTCGCGCTGTGTTCGGCGATCAGATAGCCGTGGCGGAAGTTGCCGAAGGCAATCGGGAATTCACCCGCTGCCACATCGGGCATGTCCTCGGCTTCGATCACCGGATAGCCGAGCAGGCGGTCGGGCTGCCCTTCGACCATGCCCGGCTGCCACAGGAACGCGCCGTCGGCGGTCTTGAGCTTGCGCACGGTTGCCAGAGTTGCCGAATTCATCACGAAGCTCGCACCCTGCCGATGGCCGGATTTGAGCGAGTGGATGAGATCGATCATCTTGGCTTCGGGAGCGGCATCGAAACCGGCAGCGTCGCCCGATCCGATATATTGCAGCGTACCGAAAGTGCGCACGCCGTCTTCGGCAGTGCTGGTTCCGGCCTGCAGGAAGCCGCGCGGCTGGTTGGTCCCGGTGCCGTTGACGAAGGCCATGCCTTCGGCGCGGGCGAATTCGATTGCGATTTCGTTGGCCAGCCAGCTTTCGAGGTCAAAGGCCACATCGTCGAGCATTGCCTGGCTCGCCGCCGGATTGGCGTAGAGATCGCCCGAAGGCGGGGCGATTTCGACAAAGCTGGGCGTGTCGGTGATCGGGCGCGGATCGACTTCGCTGACCCAGCCCGAGGCAATACCGCGAGTGGTGACGAGCTTGCGATATCCGGCGGTCCCGGTCTGCACGACCTGCGCGATGGAGCGGATCGGGCTGATCTCGGTCAGCTCGCGGGCGATGATCGCGTCGATTGCCTTGGGAACCGCAAAGCCGCCATCTGCCGGATTGGCGGCGTTGATCGACTTCACTTCGGTTTCGCGGCCACGGCGCAGATAGCCATCGACGAAGCCTTTGACCTCTTCGCTCTTTGCCGGAGCGCCGCCGATTGCGGGGCGCGAGGCGGCGCGCGAAACCTTGTCGAGCCGGGCTTTCACCTCGTCGACGTCGGTGCGCAGCGTGGCGATATCGGCCTCGGCCTGGTCCTGACGCGCGACGATGTCGAAGCTCTGCTCCATTGCATCTGCGGGAATTTCGGCGGGGGTAGGGGTATCCATGGGGTAGAGGGCCTTTCTGTTGGGCATGAAAAAGGCCGCCCCGAATGGCGGCCCGTGGGGGAAGGTCTTGCGAAAAATCAGGCGATCAAATGCACACGCGCGCCATGTTGGAGCGGGTGGGTGACGAGGCTGACTTCGAACAGGTCGATGCCGATCAATTCGCGCCCGGCCTCGGAATGTTGCGCTTCGCGGGCGCGGTAGCCGAAGCTCAGGCCGTTGACCTGTCCGGCGCGCAGCATAGCGGCGGCGCGGCTGCTGGTGCTGGAGAGATGCGCCACCACCCGCAGGCCGCGTTCGTCCTCGGCAATGCTCTCGATTGTGCCGATTTGCCGATCGGGGCGGTGTTGCCAGAGCAGCGGCAGCGGGGTCTGGCGACGGGCAAGCGTTTCGGCAAAAGCGCCTTTGCGAATGGTATCGCGGTCGGCGTCGGGAATGTCGAACAGCCCGGCGTATCCTGCAAAGCGGATCACATCAGCTTCCATACGCCAAGCCGCACCGCGATCCCGATTAGCAGCACGGCCAGCAACGCCCGCACGGTCCATTCGATGAAGGCTTTCCACGCGCTCGCCTTGGCATCGCGCCAGGCGCGCAGCAGTTCGCGCAATTCGTCGAGATCGTCCTCTGCGCCCGGATCGGCAAGGCCAAGCCGGTCGAGCACGCGTTCGGCGGCAAGCTCGCTGCTTTCCTCGACAATCGCGCGCAAGGTGACGAGGTCGGCGCCTTCCTCGCGGGCCTGCACCATCAGCCGTGCCAGTGTTTCATCAGGGTTCATTGGCTGTCCTCCTCTGCCGGAAAGCCCAGCAATTGGCGTTTTTCTTTGCGGCTCAGGAATTCGGCGTCGGAGACCTGCTTCCACAGCCGTTCACGATCTTCGGAAAGCGCGGTGATCTGGTCGAGATCGACCGCGAGATTGGCTTGCGCAAACCACGGGACGAGGCCTTCGCTGATTGCGGCAAACAGCTTCTGCGCGAGCGGCAGCAAGGTGAGCCGCCACAGCGCGCGATTGGCCTCTCGGTAGTTCGAATAGGTGTTGTCACCCGGCAGGCCGAGCAGCATCGGCGGAACACCGAAAGCGAGCGCAATTTCGCGCGCAGCAGCGCTCTTGAGCGTCGCAAAATCCATGTCGGCGGGCGACATCGCCATGCTTTGCCACTTGAGCCCTCCGTCGAGCAACATCGGGCGCCCCGCATTGGCGGAGCCCGAAAACGCTGCTTCGAGCTCGCATTTGAGCCGTTCGAACTGGTCGTGGGTCAGCCCCGCGCCATCGCCTGTCTCATAGACCAATGCGCCCGACGGGCGTGCGGCGTTTTCGAGCAGCGAGCGGTTCCATTCGCATGCGGCATTGTGGATCGCGACGGCTTGGTGCGCCGCAGCCAGCGCGCTCGCGCCAAGGTGATCGTCGAGCGGGTGCATGGTCCTGATGTGGATGATGTTGGGCCAGCCGTCCTCGTCTTCGACCGGGATGGTAACGGTCTCGCCGATCACCGAATATTCGAACGCGCAGGGCCAGCCGGTGCTGTCCGCCACAACCTTGATCCGGTCCGGGCGAAGCGCGAACAGTTCGACAGGTTTCCCGTTCGCATCCTTGGCGATCTGGACATAGCCATTGCCGTGAAGGAGCAGATGCGCGGCGAGCGTTTCGAGCAGCGGCTGTCCTGCGCTTGTCGCCCGCACCAGCGCAATGAGCGCGTCATCACTCGGTGCGATGGGAACCTGCCCCACGCCCTCGGCGACGATCCGCACCGCGCGTTGTGCGATGGGGTTCGAGAGGAACCCTTCGCGCACGGCGCGTTCATATTGGTAGGGTCGCCCGCCGCCCGCGTCGGCAAAGGCGGGCATCCAGCCATGCATTGTTGCGGGCGAAAGCGGCACAGGCTGGCTGCCCCCGCCCTTGAAGGCGGAGAACAGGGTGTCGAGGAATGTCATCGTAATTCCTTTGGTTTGATCGCGTCAGATCGAGCGCACGCTCGGATTGGCGGTGCGGCCAAGCATCAGTTCGGTCAGTGCCCAGACCAGCGCATCGGCGCGGTCGGGGGACCGTCCGGGGCCAGCGTATTCACCGCCCACCAACAATCCGCACAGCTGGTCTTCGAGCTGCGCGAACAGGCCGCAATGCCGCACCCGCCCTGCGGCGTAGAGCGCAGCGACCGGTTCGGCGCGCGCGACCTTGCCTCTGGAGGCATGGACCAGCTTGATCGGCAGGCGGTTGTCGGCGGCGCGCAAAACGCTCGCCACCATCGCCCCGCCCTGATTGGCTTCGGCGACGACGCGGTCGGCTTCCCATTGTTCGGCAGCCGAAGCGACAGCCTTGGCCCATTGGTCGGGCTGCGCTCCGCCGAGCGAACAATCGGCCAGCAGCCGCGCCACACCGTCGTCGCAAAGAGCGGCGACCACGATGCCGCACTCATCGCCGTTCGCGGAGGCAGGCGGATCGACTGCGACTACGACCCTCGTGTGCGCGGCTTGCGGTTGCCGTTCGCGGGCTGCCTCAAGCATGGCTCTGGTCCACAAGGCGCCTTCGATATCGGCGATCATCTCGCCGGCGATTTCCTGCCGGGCGAGCTGTGTGCCTGCAAATTCCGCTTCGATGGCTTCTAGAAACTTCTCCGGCAGGTTCGCCGCATTATCGTGTGTCGACCCGTGGGTGACGACGGTACCGCACGCTGTGCTTGCATCGAGCAGGCGCTGCACCAGCGGCACGGCGCGCGGGGTTGTGGTCACCGCGATGCGCGGATCGTCGCCCAATCGCAGGCCCATCAAAAGATTGTCCCAAGTCCGCGTCGCGCGGTTGTGCGAAAGCGGCCATTTGCCGATCTCGTCGCACCATGCGTGACTGTGCTGCGGCCCGCGCAAAGTTTCGGGTTCGGCCGCCGAATAGAGCTGCGCGGTCGCCCCGTTGGGGTAGCGCACACGCCGCAAGGAGGCCTCGAACACAGGGCGTTCCTCAGGCGGGGAGCAGGCAAGCAATCCGCTCTCCCCCTCTACCATCACTGCACGCGCTTCGCCGAGCGATGCGGTGACGAGCGCGATGCGCGCATTGGCGTTGTTTTCGGCCACCATGCGAACCCATTCTGCACCGGCGCGGGTCTTGCCAAAGCCGCGTCCGGCCATGATGAGCCAGTTGCGCCACGAACCGGGCGGCGGCAGCTGCGCTTTGCGGGCCTGCAGCGACCAATGATAGGCATATTCGTCGCGCTCGATCTGGTTGAGTGACCTGACAAACCTTTCCTGCACCTCAGGCTCTTCGTGGAGGAGCCAATCGAAGCTTTGCTTCACTTCGATTGTCCGCTGCGTTGCCTTTCGCGGAGCACCTGTGCGCGGATGGCTTCGACCTTGCGGTCGATCGAGGCGCGCACTTCGGCAGCGCTGACGTTGCGCTGTTGAGCCTGCGCCTGCGCTGCGCTGTCGCGGTGGGCGGCGAGCAGGCGGATCGCATTGGCGAAATCGTATTTGCCCGAAGTGCCTGCTTCCATATCGCCTTCGCGCAAGCGGCGGACCACTTCCATTTCAAGGTGGATGTAGCCTTCGTACAGCGCGGCCAGCCAGGCTTTGGCAAACTCGGGTTCCTCGCGGCGGACCTTGTACGCCCGGCTCGAATTGATCCCGGCTTTGCGCGCGCTTTCGGAGACGTTTGATGTCTCGGCGAGCAAATCGAGGAACAGTCCGCGCCAGTGGCGGTTCAGTCCAGCCTTCTCACCCGCCTTGAGCTGGCGCTTTACTTTCGTGCGTGTGCGGCTCGTGGCCAT